CGTCGGGTCGAGCGCGCCGCCGTCCTCCGCGACGCTTACCAGCGGCACGCCGCCATCATCCACCACAATCGGGTACTGCCGCACGACCAGGGGCTCGCCGGTCCAGCCGCAGGCGCCGCGAAGTTGGTCGCGGTAGGTTTGAACCACAAAAATTCTATCGCACCAGTTGTTGATCGCCGCCGAGACGGCATCGATCTGAGCCGCCAGCGTCGCATCATTCGATGTATCGGCGGGGTCGATACCGAGTGCCGCCTTCGCCTGATCGACGCTGACGAGCGCCAAGCTCGGGGCCGGCGTTACGACACGCGTGAAGCGGTAGCCCCAGCGGCTCATCGGCCGAGCTTCGCCAGCACCGGATAGAGATCGCAGGTCAGCGCCGAGCCGTCGCCGAGCCGCAGCGTCAACAGCCCCTCGCTGTCCACGTCGAGCGACTGCGGCGACGGCCCCGGCGGGCCGGGCCAGCCCCTCTCGCCCATTGTGCCGGCCGGGCCGGGCGGGCCGGCTTTGCCGCCGCGGGCAAGGATTTGCCAATCATCGCCAGGACAGGCGCGTGGGGCGTCGCAGAGCGCGATAAAGGAGCTTGCGCCGCACATCACCACGTCGAGCGCTTCATATGCCGTCGCGGGCTTCCAGGCGCCCCTAATGGCAGGCATTCGGCCAACAGGCCCGGGTTCGCCTGCTGGCCCAGGAATGCCCTGTTCGCCGGCCGGGCCGACGATACTCTCGCCGGGCTCTCCACGCTCTCCGCGTTCTCCCATTGGCCCCGGCGGGCCAATAAGCGCGGCCATCTGTAACGTCGCCTCGGCGCGCCACGCCCGCAGCGTCGCAATCTCCTCGCGCGCCTCGGCCAGCATCGCCGACATCTGCAACCGCAACTCCCGCTCCAGCATCCCGACGACCGAGCCAAGCTCGGCCGCCAGCGGGTCACGCGGCAAGGTGACGGTATTCGTCATACGCAGCGCGGAACGCAGCGAGTTTGCTCGCGGTGTCGCCGGCATCGGCGCCCTCGGCGGTGTTGTCGGTTGTTGGCGTATCCTGCGGCGGCGGGGTCGCCGGTTGCGGCGAAGGCGGCTGCATGTCGCTGCCGTAGGATAGCGGCACGACCTGTTGCTGAACCCGCGGTTCAGCCCCATGCCCGCCCGGCACGGCCGGCAGATCCTCCTGCGCGCGCGCCTCGTCGGGCGAATAGATCCCCGAGATGACGCCGCGGGCCAGCCCCTCGATGCGCTCGCGGTAGGCCGAGCGAAGCAATGCCCTGGTGTCCAACTCGAGGTATTCATCCGGCACGCCGCGCAACCGGAATAGCTGCCCGAATGCCTCCTCGATGTGGTTGATCACGAACCCCAGCCCGGTTGCAATCCAGCTTTGCATTAGTAATTCGGTGCTGGCGTAGGTAGTCCCGCCGATGCCGAGGATTTGCAGCGGTATCCGCATCGCCAGCGCAATCGCCTCGTCGGACATTTTGAGCGTTTCGACCAATTGCGCATCGACTGCGCTCGTCTGCACCGGCTGCGCCTTGAGGCCGGCTGTCAGGATCGGCGTGCCGCCGACATTTTCGCTCTGCGACTGCTCATTCCACCAGGCGCGCAGCTCCTGCGCCTGTTCCCGCTTCATCACCACATCGGTGGTCAGCAGGAAACTCGGCCGGCTCTGGTTGATGTAGAACTGCACTTGCTGTTGCAGCGCGGCATTGCTCATCGCCAAGGCCGGCGCCGCCGCAAGGATAGGTGATTCACCCTTCAGCGGGTGTCGCGGCGTGTGCAGCCGGACGTGCAGCACATCGCGACTCGGCACGCCGCGCGACAGATCGAGCCGCCGCTCGATGATCTCGTTACCCGACAGGCTGTAGAAGATGCTGCCGTCCTCGGCGATATCCGCCGCCCCGGTTCGCATCAGGTGCAATTCGGTGATTTCGGCCCGGTCGTTCCGCACCGCCACCGCATAGGCATTGCCTTGTTCGTATAGCCGGCGTGTCAGGTTGAGGAGAAAGTCGCTGATCGACTGGTAATCGTTCGGCCGCCGCATGATGCGCGACAGCGCCGAATTGGTGACGCGCTCCCGCCCGCCATTCGCAAGCCGGCGCCAGTGATCGCCGGCGCACATCGGCACGGTCTGGCTGTACGCGCTGATGCACGCCTCCAGCATCGCCGAGCGCGAGCCGTAGGGCTGCACGTTCTGCCCAAGCTGCCAATAGTTCCACGGGCTTCCGGCGGGGAGCCAGCCATTCGACAGCATGTATGGCCCCGGCCGGTACGCGCCTTCCGGAACCGGCGCGCCCCAACCGAAGGCGCGGGTAAGCCAGTTCGCCATCAGCGGGTCGTGTACCCCGCGCCAGACGCCGCCGGCTTTACGTCGCGCTGTTCCCCAAGCGTGCCTGTCTTTGCGGCGTCGGCCTCCTCCTGCGTCGGCGTCGGCGGCTCCGGCGGTGAGGAGAGCCTCTCGGCGATCTCCTTGTCGGTGGCTTCCTTGAAGGCCCGATCCTGCGCCAGCCGATCGCCTTCCGGCGGCGTTGTCGCCGCCGTCGTGCGCCCGCCGGTTGCCCTGGTGGTGCTTTCCATCATTTCCTCCGTGTCTCGGTTTCGGTGCCTGCCGCAGCAATCGCCACCGCATTCGACGGCGGCGCCGCGGTGCTGCCGGCGTCGTTCGTCGCGGTAACGACACAGGTGATGCTGTGCCCGGCATCGCCGGCTGCAACGACGTAGCTGTTGCCGGTCCCGGCAACGTCCGTGCCGTCGCTTTTCCACTGATAGGCGTAGCTCGCCGGCTCGCCGGTCCAGTTGCCCATCGTGCAGTTCAGTGTAGCGCCCACCGTGCCGTCGCCGGAAACGGCGGGCACGTCCACATTCAGCGGCGCGGCCAGCGGGCCGGGATCACCTGTGTGAACCCTTTCCTTCAGGTAATCCGCGCGTGCTTGCGTCGGTTGCGGCACATCCTGCGGATCAGCCTCCTCGCGCGGCTGCCGCGGCACCGTGCGCTCTCTACTTTCCATCTGCCCACCCATGAAAATGGCGGGGCCGAAGCCCCGCCTGACGCAATGTGCTTATGCCCACGACACGCCGCTGCCGATGAACTGCACCATGCCGCTGCGCCGCATGGCCCAATTAACATTGGCCAGCATCCTTATGGCGATTTGTGCCGTCTGGAACATGCTCTGCGTCGGCGTCGCCAGCACGCCCGAACCCTGCGCGCCGCTGGCGATCTGAAGCGGCGTCGTATCCTCCATGTGAACGGTAGCCATCTCGCTGACATCAAATTCCGGCGCACCCGACACGCTGACAAAATCGGCGGCGTCGAACATGTAGACCGCGCCGGCCGCCACGCTGGTGCTGGTGATCACCCGAAACATATTGGTGAACTGCTCACTCCAGCCGAACGGAACGCCGCTCGGCCCAGGCGCGAAGGTGAGCTGATTGCGCTGCGCCGGGTTCATCAGCAGCGCCAGGTTGCGGCCCGCATTGGCGGCGTAGAACGGCGCCGTCAATTTCTGCAAGTCGCCCAAAAACGCCGCATAGCCGCCGCCAGCCGTGGCGGTCAGCGTCGAGACACCGTTGGTCAACCCCGCCGGCCGCGTGGTGCTGACCGCAACGTTATCCAACAGCAGCGCATCGATGTTGATCGCGGTATCGTCAATGATGCTGCTGCGGATCAGCGCCTCGATATCAGGGTTGCTGTAGGCGGCAATCTCCCGGCTCATCACGCTGATGCCGCCCACTTTGTGCGGATAGAGGGTGATGCTCGTCGTGCCCAACCGGCGCACCGGGATAGGCGCCGCTTCGGCCACGAAGCTGCCGCCGATGCTCGGCGTATTGGCTCGGCTAGGGATCTTGATAGCCCCGGCATTCGGGCCAAAATTCAGCGCCACGCCCATCGCCGACAATTGCGGGAACACCTGGGTCGGCATCAACGAGTTGACGAACTCGCCCTGCCCGACCTGCACCAGTTCCAACGCCCATCCGGCCGTTGTGGTGGTCGCCCCGGCAATCGCCGCGCGAGTGACTAGCGCCGTCTGCTCGTCGTCGGGGTAGCGCTCGGCCAGCACCTGCTCGATCGGCATCCGGTTGGCGACGGAAATAAAACGTGCGACGCAGTGGTTGGCGTACAAATCGCCGGGTGTGCGCTCCTTGACCGGCAACCCGAGCGGCCGGCGGTTGATCGCGGGCGCCGTCAGTGCCGCCGATGCCGGTTGCTGCTGAGCCCGCAACGCCAGCGAGCGCTCGGTGCTGCGCAGCGAGGACAGCCGCTGCTCCTGTTCGGCAATCTCGGCGTTGAGCCCGTTTGCCGTCTCGATGTCGTGATCGGGGTCGCGCGTCACCTCGAACAATTTGTCGCGCGCC